ATTTCAGCGGAGAGAGTGTCTATTTCCTGGGTAGTTATACCCTCGTGCATCGAAGAAAATACCTGCTGAGCAATCATGGATGCATCGACACCACTAGATAGTTCACATGGGTCGTTCATGAGTTTTGTGATCCTGTTGGTGACCTTATCGAACTTTACGTCTTCAACATGACCGGAACGTTTAATAACTTTCATACTAAGAATAATACTGTCCTACTTTTTAATTACATTTGAAGTCTTCACTTCGAACTGGCACGGGACCCACCGTCTCAGCATAACGATTGGGCTGAAGAAAACTTGTATTCACAAAAAAGGGACCATTCTCACCCGCTTTAGAGATGGGTGGGTAGGAACCTACAAAACAACCCGGGGCAGTACATTCAGGTTTTTTGTATTCACACGCCTGAGTGGCATAGGCTTCGTCGAAGTCAGCTGCGGCTATCATTTATACTTTACACATACTTTTTTTCCTGGATTATATTAAATGTGTGACGCTCTTCATTTAAATTCCATGAAGCAGACGACGACCCCACTCAACACGTTATTTTTTTCGGAATTCAATCGTAACTTACTCCAGAAAGCTATCCGTCAGACGTTCAAGAATAAGACCGGTGTTTCTATAGATTACCAAAACCCAGACGATTTGTACGCGATCATGCGCAACGTTTTCATAAACAATGCGAGTAATCATACAACCAAGGTCAACGAACAGGTCAAGTTCATGAACGGTATAGTCATCAAGACAGCTCTTTCCCAGGTTCAGTCTGGAGTTGCACAGTACCTGGGTTATATCCGTGATATAGATACACTTGCTGTGCCACCTATCGCCCCGGCTAACACGAGTACATTCGGTCTTAAAATTGATAAAAGTGATAAGATAGGTGTATAAAGGTATGAATTGTATATGATATAAGATGGCGTCATTGAATTACTATAAAAGTGAGACAGAGAAGATTTGTAAATCTAAAGGGTGGGACCGCGCTGAAATTAATACGGTATGGCTCTTACTCACGGAAGAGTTTGGCGAACTTGCGTCTGCTATACGACAATCTAAGAAGATGTTCAAAAAAACCAATATCAAAAAGGAGAGGGGTATTGATATTATGATGGAAATGGGTGATGTGTTCAGTTATTTGTTCCAGCTGGCACACATGTTAGATATTGACCTAGATAAGATGTGGATGGAACATGGTAAGAAGATGACACACAAAAAATATATCTCATGATACTATAAATGAGCAAGTATATGCTTAGCGATGAGGATAGTATTGATAAAATAAATCCATATGTCCAGCATACATTTTCATTACCAGGGGCGATAGGTAAACCTCACCCATTCGAAGAATATGAAGAGCCACTCGAGCCTGAGCCTGAACTACTGAATGATAATACACATATATGTGAAACGGGTATAACTTCCGGTGACAAGGTGGTTGAGACATGTCGCCCGTCTAAAGTTGAGTGCCGATTATCTAGACCTCTCATTCCAGGAAGAAATATAGATATGGGTGTGGACGAGAAGAAATTAGTGAGTTTTGAAACAGTATCTAGCATTGTACAGGATGTGAAGAAGGTTGCGAAGAGTATGAAAACACTTGATATATTCACAATTGTATTGATAGTTCTCATAATTCTAGCTCTATCTTCTGTAAGACGCTGAATAAATTATCAAGGCGTCGTTCACTGCGACAATTTTGAATAACTTCTGGAAACGTTTTGAGACAAAATTCGCGTATATACGCCTTCTGCCATGCACATGTGATGTTAATATATGGGGGTATAAATGTTGGATCTATAACTCGTAATGTGTTCATTATACGTATGAGTGAATGTACATTGTAGTTCGAACATAACACATTATCTAATTCGATCAGTGCCAACTGCCTCCTGGTTGTGATCGTCTTCTCTACCATCGTATTCAGAAAGTCATCGTAACGATGATCACCGTCCTTATACTGAATATCAGACCAATCACCTATCGAGTCCGTCTCAAAGTGTCCGGGTATTAGTACATAACCCTTTCCTTCAATATATCTCGAATATTTCACTTCCACACACTTTATACCCCGTTTATTCGTAAAAACTGAGGCACTTTTGACGAATGAAGGCATTGTGTAAAAATCTATTTGTTTCTCTAAATGGTTTAATCACGTTTTTTGACTTAAGTCGTTCTTTAATACTTTGGAAAGTAAATGTTTTCATCAATCGCGAATAATACGTTTTCTTACATCCTCACACAGGATGAGTTTAGAAATGCGCTACCGGAACGCATAAGACCTTCGCGTATCAAGCTCACGACGATCACAATGATCTCTTCATTTTCAAAACCAGTCGACGTTGGTGATATTCGTGCAGTGTTCGAAGAAATCAAAGATATCAAACTTCATAGGGAAAATGTAAACAACACCCCTATCATTTGGAGTGTTAAACCTACGACGTTCTACAATCAGATTACGTTGACATATGATGACGGGCATAGTACGAAATCCATCAAGATTTTTCCAAACGGGAGTATTCAGGTTGCCGGGTGTGAAGATATCTTCAACTGTAAGTATATCATTTCAGGTCTCGTCTATATTCTACAATCGTTCGACAAGGATATCATACCTCCAGCCGAAACGTTCCGTGTTGTCATGATAAATTCGAACTTCAGTTTGAATCATAACATCAATCTTATGAAAACGACACAACACTTTGAAAACTATTCAGACGTTTTTAAGGTTTCATTTGAACCCGATCGATATTCAGCCGTTAAAATAAAATTTAAACCAGCTGAAGACATGAAAGAAATCACGACGAGTATTTTTGGAACTGGTAAAATCATCATCACAGGGGCGGAAACCCTCAAAGAAATCGCGTTCGCATACAACATTATTAATCAGCACATCAATGAATGTCCGGGTATCAGGGTATCCGAAGCACAGGTATATGACAAATTTGACGAATACTTTGGGTATAAAATAGATAAGGTTATTGAGAGGGTTCGGAAACTTGGGTTCAAGAGTTGGACAAATACTATCACGAACCGACAAATTAATTTCTAGTTGTAATATAAATGTCTCAGCGACTTGGTATGGCCGATGGCAGGTGTCATACGATCAACAACTCGACAATGCTCTACGATAACTACTTGAAGGCTAAGCATGGGATCGCCCCCGAAGATAATTATTCTTTCCGTAAACTACTCCAACAGAAGGGACCCGAACTCCATGAAACCCCTAAACCCTTAAACGATGGAAGTCCTTGTGGATTGTGCGACTCTACAATGGATCTGTCCGAAATCAACTGAGTAAAAAGTTGAAAAATAAAGTCATAATAACTGTATGGGCGTTTCATCAGAATGCACGACATGTGCAATATGTCTCAATCCAGTGAGAGAAACAAGACAAAACCCAGCACTTCGGTGTGGTCATGTATTTCACTCTCACTGTATAGAGGATTGGAAATCTAGAGGTAAGCAAACATGTCCAGTGTGTAGAAAGATTTTCGATGGAAGTAACTTCAGGGTTACTGTGACCATACAAAATTTAATTCATGATACGGATGTTATCAGGCAGGTGGATGATGCATACATATTTGATACACTAGACGCATTTTTTGATGTTGACCATGTAGATGAATTGGAAAGCTTACTTTCTGATTTTGGGGTGAGTATGTCCAACCTTAATCCCATTATTTTTGACACAGAATGAGCTACAATACTTGTTATAGTTCAATCCATTGTAATTCCTGGATATCTTTCTCGGATCGGTAATTAGTTTACCCGAGGCTCCTACCACAAGAGGACCTGTAGCCCACCCACGTTTATGACTGAAAAAATCAGCTTTAAATGTAATCACTTTACCTGGTTTCAACGCGGGTGCCGACCGCTTGACACGTGATGTGGGTACTTTGAAAAATGTAGCGATACTTTCATGTGTGTCACCTTTTTTCACTTTATATTCAGTCTTACTATGCTGCTTATAAAAATGAAAGTCTCCTTGGCATAGATAATTACTCTTCTTGCACGTAGCTACGAAAAGCATCACTTTGTAATACGAAGGTTTACACTTCGTACCACCTTTAACCATGTATACCTTTTTAGGGTTGTCGGACACCACGAGTTTCGGTATTTTCCCGCAGTTAACGTATTTGCCCGAACTTGTCAATTTCGCGCGTTCTCCAGGCTGACTTTTCCACCCGCGATATCTCTGGTAGTCATTCATGGCATAAGCGTAACAATTATTATTATTTTTGCCAACCTTTCCACCCCACTTTTTGGTTGTGAATGTGTGTTCGGATCCATTCGTTGGGGGAGTCTTACTCATTATATATATAGCAGAAAAAAATCTATATACATAGTAAATGATTAAGGATATTGTAAAGGCCAAGACGAATAAGGATGCAATCACCGAAATACTGATGATCGTTCTTTCCATTCTTGTGACTACGTTCGTACTCCGCTTCACGTGGAACAATTCTCTTAGTAAGCACATATCGGTCCTGAAACCCCTGAACACGTTCCTCGACGCGCTTCTTCTTTCTATTTCCATTCAGGTTGTCCGCGGTATTTAAACCTCTTTGAAACCTACGACCTTCTCACCGGAAGTGTGAATCATCGTGGGAAACCCTTCGATGCCGTCACACTCACCGTTATCACAGTCAACGAATGTGAAGGGTTTATCCTTACTCTTCATATAATCGAGCTGTTTACGAGTCCATCCACAGCCCATGGACCCGTAGATAGTCCATTCCCCTGAGTCAGACTTCTCCGGCATGGCATCTACAGATACCTTAAGCGCGTTTTTATTTTCCATTGTCATGAAAATTCGCGTGTTTATGATCAGTAGTGTGATGAGTGCGAGCATGTTTATAATACAGGCAGAGATTTTAATATGTATAAAATATAAGAATGACCGATACAAAATCGGCCGTCCAGCGCGTGATGATTAATTCACCTTGTTCAACTAAGATGAACAAATTTAAGAATGTTCGTGTGATAGGTAAGGGTGAACATGGGACAGTGTATCATGCGTGTCTAAACGACGCGTGTAAAATGAAATTCGCTGTAAAGGTATCGAACGAAAATTTGACTGCGGAACATAATCTTACTAAAAAATTCATAAACATGGTTGGTAAAAATACAGCCGCTGATGTATACGCCCTCGAGAAATGTAAGAATGATACTCGCTTGTACTCCGAGTTTTTAGAAGGGCAGCCATTTGGGAAACTGCTACCTAAATTAAATAAAGATCCCAGGAAAATCAGGTCAATCGTCATGCAAGTTTTAAAAATACTCAAGACGTTACATGAAAAAAATTCCTCTTTCAGACACAATGACCTTCACCTTGAAAACATTTTCATAACAGCCGGTGGCAAGGTTCGTATTATTGATTTTGGTTTAGGTTTTAGCAATTCCATAAAAAATCCAGAGGTCAATAATAGTGGCAGTTACCTCGTACCATATGGTATATACAGGGGTAATCCTAAAATGTACGATGTACATTTCTTTTTAAACAGTCTATTTAATCATAAAAAACATTTGGACGATAGCACACGGAAATTTATAGAAGATATCATACCAGCTAAATACTTGGGTGTGAATGGTACCCATATTTATGCTGCTCGTTTAAAGCCACGCAAGGCTGGGAGTACTTTACTGAATATACCGACATATACTAGACTGTTTAACCACCCTTACATCAAGGGATCTACACTTTCCGGTATACTCAAAACAATACCGAAAATGTCTCAAAAAACTACTCCGATCATTATCAAGAAAAAAAATAAATCACCCTCATCGGAGAGTATGTCCGCGAAATTACGGAAAGCTAAAGAGGCATATGCAAAGTCTAAACAAACTACTCAGAAAAAGCGACCGGGTATTGTCGCCAAAAAAGCAACGCCACCTAAGGCTGCGGCTAAAACCCCCGAGAGTGATAATGAAACACTCGCGAACATGAAAAAACGCCTTACAAAAACCCGTGCCAAACCTTCAACAATGGGTAAAGTGTCATCGTCATTCGTGAAATCATTTATGAAAAATATGGCTCGACCTAAAACAAACTTACGTAATAGAAACATTTAAAGACACTGTTCATTTTTAAGTAATGGAATGTTGTCAAGTCTGTTGTGAAAAGATTAACAATTCAAATCACAAAAAGGTCGAGTGCCCTTTTTGTGATTTAAAGTCCTGTCGTTCATGTAGCCAAAAATATCTGTTATCGACTATGGAAGACCCCCATTGCATGGGATGTAAACATGAACATAATAGAGAACTTGTAGATACATATTGTTCAGCTGTATTCAGGAACGTACATTATAGAAAACATCGTGAAAATGTTTTATTCGAGCGTGAAAAGGCCCGTTTACCGGAAACACAGCCATATGTAATCCGGGAATTGAAAAAACGTAGCCTACGATCGTCTTATGTGTACATGTATTTTATACTCGGACAGATAGACTATGAACCTGACCTATCAGAATACGCGAAATCGGCTTTAAAAGATGAAATAAAGATTGCTATTATGAATATATACGAAGAACTTCATGGTATGGCTGATGTAAACCCTGTCATAAACAATGATCACGTGTATACGCAAACGTGTTTCAATGATGAATGTAACGGTTTCTTAGATGAAAATTTCGTATGTGGGATCTGCACGACGTCTTTTTGTAGTAAGTGTCATGAAAAAATGACACCGACACATAAGTGTAATAAAGATACGGTCAAAACTGTGAAACTCATAAAAAAAGATACACGACCGTGTCCAAAGTGTGGCGTGTTAATTCATAAAATCGAAGGGTGCGCTCAGATATGGTGTACACAATGTCAAACAGCATTCGACTGGAAGACGGGACGGGTCGAGACTGGTCGAATACATAATCCTCACTATTTCGAGTTCAAGAAACGCAGTCGAGAACATGGCGACATTCCATGCGGAGGTCGACCATCGCATCGCGAATTGGTAGAAATGAATGCACCAGACATGATACTGTTGATTTCGTTGGAAATGCTTCGATTAGATTATGATAATACGTATAGGTTTGGTTTCCTATATGAAGATAACAGATATCTACGGATGAAATTCCTTCTTAACGAGATGTCTGAAACCGAGTTGAAACGTGAACTACAGTTCAGAGATAAATATAATTCAAAAACGCGTGATGTAAGAGATATCTACACCATGTATACCGATACAGCGGGAGATTTATTGAGACAGTATGTATTAGATGTATCAGTTGAAGACGCTATAATAGACGAGTTAATCGAATTAACCATGTATACGAATACAGTCATAGAGCGGATACGTGCGAGATATAGATCACGAACACCCCCTAATATAATCTTATGAATATATATGGTTATATTTATACTAATTTCATTTGTACTTTTGTGTATTTTTATCCGACCTAAATATCAGGAACCGTATGTAATACGTAATGTTTTTACAGATAAGACATGTGATCACATTATCGAACTCGCATCCAATAACCTGAAACCGTCAACGATAGCGTTAGGTAAATCGGTCGATACTACGAAACGTAAGAGTGAGACAGCATGGTTAGACCCAAATAAATCAGAAGTTGTTGAAGATGTGATGGGAAAATGCGTCTCATTTACCGATAGACAATTCGACAATGCTGAGTATTTACAGGTACTCAAGTATAAACCGGGTGGGTTTTATGAACCGCATCAAGATGCATTCAGAGATGGTAAAAACCCACGTCTATACACATGTATAATAGGACTCAATGATGATTACGAAGGTGGTGAGACATCTTTTCCAGTTTTAGGTAAGGAATATAAACTCAAAAAGGGAGATGTTCTATTGTTCAATACACTTAATGATTGGGGTATTATGACAAATAAAGCAATCCACGGTGGAAAACCTGTGATATCAGGTGAAAAATGGATATGTAATCTATGGATACATAGATATCCATACGAACTCTCATAATTAGAGTTTGATCAGTTCGGTCGCATTTTTCAATTTCATGAATATGACATCATCACACTCACCCCCTTTCATGGACATTGTCACTTCTCCACACACCGTTCCAGATTTCTTATACCTATCGCATGCAATTTCAGTCCTCTTCGCGATATTCATATTCTGACTATAACCAATAAACGTGCGGTCTACATCACCCTCCTTTTTGTTCGTGGCTTCAACCGTGACTTTCCAGCAGTAACTACCAAATTCCCATCTATTAGGTGTATCGATAGGTGGAGGCGAGTCTGCTACATATGCATTTTTCCTCATCCTGCGACGTCTAGCTGTAATTGCAAGTATAGGACTATACAAGCAACTCAACATTTATATAAACACCGATAGAACTTTTATATATGTTTATATAAATGGATATTCAGAATAAAGTACCTTTCATGTCGAGTGTGTTCGGACATCTTATATTTCAGATGTTTATCATGTTCAGGGCACTTGAAGCGACAGTTAACAACGCCTCGTTAAATGAATTCGCGACGAACAATAACCTATTTCTCACACTCGGGAACCTGGGGCTTTTCATGGCATTGATTTTTATAAAGATGGGGTTACCTTATAAGGTTGCCTTGTTTACTCTCGTGTCATTTACTACGGGTATGCTCATGCACAAGATTGAGGATATGAAAGAAGCTTTACTCGAAACGATCGCCATTTTTGTAGCTATGTTGTTTGCTGGTATCGCCACGGTTAAGCTTGGATACGATTTGTCGATACTCGGCATTGTTCTGATTTTCTCGTTGATTGCACTTATTTTTGCGCGATTACTTTCTCCCGGTAAGAAAAAATACACAAAGATCACTACTCTTATTTTCGCGTTATTCGTAGTATACGACACGAACAAGATATTACAGAGAAATTACAGTGGTGATTTTGTAAATGCGTCCTTGGATTACTTTACAGATATCATCAATTTACTCTCGCTCACTTCAGAAGAGGCTTAAGTCGGATGATGACGTCACTATTTTTAAAATGAACATCTTTTTTCTATCCCTGATCCCAAGAGAAATTGCGGAACTCTCCTGCGATCAACATGTAATCAAGATCCAACTCGAAATATGCCAGATGCTATACACGGCGTGGTTCTATGCAGACCAAGAAGATTATGTACGAGAAAATGCACCGTACACGAAGAATGGTTCACAACGCGGGTATAAAGCCGCGCATAAAAAACACCCCATGACGATGTGGATTTCATCCAGTCTTCAAAACTATATGTATGCATGTGAAATCGGTATCGAACTCGCGAAAGAATACACGAGACGCTTTGGTAAAGTACATACGTGCGAACATCACCTCAACTGGCTACACGATAATATCCCTTCTCACTTTGATCAACATGTGAGTGAAACGGCGTATTATTCAATTCAAGGTATCCCTGAATGTATGCCAGATATGTATAGAACACCTGACGTGACCGAGGCGTACCGTAAATATTATGTGGCCGAAAAGAGTGCATTCGCACGGTATAAGACAAAGGTACCTGATTTCATATCTGCGTAGTATACGAGGTGTGTCGTATAATACAAAGATGATGCCCCCGACAGGATTCGAACCTGCGACCACTAGCTTACAAAGCTAGCGCTCTACCAACTGAGCTACAGGGGCGGGGTCCTTCCTACCTGATTCGAACAGGTGACAAATGGAACTACAGTCCACTGCTCTACCAACTGAGCTAAGGAAGGGTAAGCTCCCACCAAGACTTGAACTTGGGGTGGCGGATTCAAAGTCCGCAGTGTTAACCAACTACACTATAGGAGCGGCTGCTAAGAGTGGGGTTCGAACCCACGCGTGCAAAGCACAGGCGATCTTAAGTCGCACCCCTTAGACCAACTCGGGCATCTTAGCTTAACTGTCTAGTGTATTTATTATGTTGTAATTCTTTAATATACTAATCTATCTTCGCATCGGGATTGATCATCTTCTGAAGTTCAAATAACTTAACAGACATGAAAAATTTAGCTTTCGCGTGGAATTCACTTTTCGGTTCTGTAAAAAATAATACGGCTGCAGCCATGAATATACTCATGATGAGTAGTATCAACAGTTTGCCTATCATTTATATATTATTAGAAAAAAGTTACGCTTCAATCTCACCTCGATCAATCAGCTTCTTACGATTGATCATGTGAAGACCCTCCACTTCAGCCTTATTCTGCGCACTGTATGGTACGGCGTACCCTTCATCACACAACCATTTGTTTACATTCGTCCATACACCGTCCTCAGAGACCCAAACTTCTCCAAGGACACGACCAAACTTACCTCTCGAGTCCGCCTCTGGACATCTGAGCTCGATTTCAATATCATCCTTCTCGGACGCGACAGCCTTCAAACACCATTCCTTCAACTTCTTCTTTGAGAGGAGACCAAACCTCTTCTCCTCCTTATCCGATGTACGCGACTCGGGTGTATCAATACCCAAGAGACGAACGCGTTGCTTTGTACCTACATCGAAACCAAGATCGATGTTGACATCAATCGTATCACCGTCGACAACCTTAGCCAGGGAAGATACACGGTAAATGAAAGTACAAGGTTCGACGTTGTAGGTAGACATCTTATACAGTTGTATATACACAATTCTTTATATTCGGATATGAAATTTAGGTTTTGTGCGACCATCATAAGCATTTACAAGTCCAGATGAGAGCATCTTTTCGTTTACCGACGTTGTATCTCCTTTATACCTATATACAGTAACCAGGGTTCGTCCATATTTATCATTCTTATCACATTTTATCCAAACCAATCCATTTACCTTACTCTTACACAAAAACGGATTCCATCGTTCAAAGGGTGCACGATCATCAAATCCACACTCTTGTTTGAATATGTCGCGAGCGAGTTTCGCCACGTATATATGGTCATTTCGACGTGACGTGGATAGTACAGGTTTCATCTCTGGTGAGTCGTAACCGAGTGTGCGAAAAGTAAATTTAAGCACGCGCCCATGTTTGATGATAGCGGCTCGAAACGTGTCTCCGTCGTAAACACTTGTAATTTTTGCATACCCTTCGTACCTATTCAAACTGAAAACAGGAAACGAATCGTCAATTCCCGACAATACCCGTTTTGAGAAACATGAAAACATGTTCGTATATTGTTTAAAGATATTATTCTCTTTATATAGTATACGAAGATGTTATGCATTTGTCATACTCCACAGGATTATTATAAACAGCGGTTAGCTAAGACACGTGAAAACGTGCTCAATCACATTTACAAAAATACATCTACACCGACAACACCAAAAATACCGGATAATACAAGACTTCGTCTACGCTTTAAAGAAGCGGTACAAGAAGCCCATGAAATATGTAATGAAGATAAAACATCTAACGCGTGTTATCTCGCGTGGGATGAGGTTGATGAGTTGGAAGATTCTATGCTACGTCTATACCCTGATATAAAGTAATTTCTGGCGGTTCTTCTTCGTACGTGTAGTACATAATCGATACCCCGTATAATTCCATGAGGTCTTTATTGACATTTTCATTGATCTGTCGTTTCCAATTTTTTACAGTCGTATGAAAATACTCGAGACCGTCATCGGAGAATGCACATATACGCATGAAAGGTGTGGAACGAAGATTTCTCATGTACACGTTAACGGATGTGGGTAAAGGTAGTGCAAATTCATAGGAGGATTGTAGAATGTCGATTACATAATACCCATGTGAATCGCATATGATATTAACCTGCATTTCCGGAAACCCCTTTATATACGCTTCAAAATCTGAATTACTGGGAAGTGTAGCGAAAATAGGTGTACTCTGACATGTGACATCTTCATTATACCCTATTCCGGGGTGTGTATGATACGAAATTTCAGAGTACCACACTTTTGCAATGTCGTCAGTGTCGACACGGTTCCGTTTTTCAGAAGTCACTTTACTTGGTTTACTGAATAAACCATCGCCCATGTATTTCACGTTTCCAGCATATTCCCATTGTTTAACTGAAGATAATTTACTAACTTCTTTTAAATCCTGGACAACTCGCCGAGATAATTTCACACGCGTCCTTTTTATAGCCATGGATGGCGTCACGACCTTAAACTTCATACACTACCTTTGATATATTATACAACTATTTTTAAGTATTACCGTTTTTTCCTTATTTTTTTCTTTGTCGCCACACCCATCGTCATCGTAAGTTTCGGTGGTGTTTTTGTATTCTTTTTAGTGACACGTTTACCGGTTACAGTTGAAAACAATGTGGGGTTATTTAAAAATGATACACGACCGGCTATATTGATATTTTGACCACCAAATGTTCGTATATTCACAGTTTCGTTTAACAGTGCTGGAATTGCTCGTGCGAAATCTAGGTGAAATGTTGTACACACACCACGGGTATTATTAGCCTGTAAATTGGGACCAGTATAATATCTCGCAACGGTGTTATCAAATACATTTCCAAAGAACTTTTTCATATTTGGTAATATACGGTTTCGTAATATACTACCGAACCCATTTCTATTCATCGCACTTCGTCCATGTGGATCAAACACCCATATACGCGGTTCCGGATTACCAGTATCCATTAGGACATTAATCGCATGACCCATATTCGGATTGTTCCGTTTGGTAACGCTGATTAGAAAATAATGAATACTTCCTGATGACGCATTGAGAGTGGGAACCGTTGTTCCGTTATTCTTGAATTGTATTTTAGGCTTCATATTTAACAACTGTTCGGATGTATTCACAACAATACCTTCATTTATACTATCGTCATATTCTAAAAACCTTACATTTATTCTCTTACCCTTATAACGAACGCTGTCTAGACGCGATCTCAATTCGTCGAGATACCTAATATACCCTGGTCTCGTACAAGACATACCCAAATTTTGCGGTAATTTGGGTATTGATCTTACAACCTTGGAAGTTTTTACAACTTTCATCGGCCCTGGACTGAAGTTGATATTCGTAGACCTATTGGGTTTGTTACGCTTTCGTGTCCCCTGTGACATCATAATTTATACCCAGAAATTATCTCGTTTTGGTAATTTTCAACTGAGTAGAACGCCCCTTCACGTTCTTGGGGTCGATCTTGTTCCCATTTCGTTTAGGATTAAATGATTTCTTATGTTCAGCCCAATATTCTGGGGCACCGACTTTGAAATTTTTATGCATTTTCGCTTTGTACCAAAAAACACAGTCCTCTATTCTATTCGATTTAGACGTGTTATCTAGTACTAAACATTCGTAATTTTCAGTACACGAATCCATCACCTTATTGAACATATCAAACGTGGGGAAGATCCCGAAAAACGATTTATATAATTTTTCGCGGTTTTGAATGATGTTTTCCCTGAGAATAAACACATAGTCAACGTTTGCGCGAAGAGCTGGTGGTAAATCCATGCAATACTGCATCGTAAGCATGAAAAAGATCTTCCAGTGACGACCATTCATGAAACATTGACGAATACACGTGTCACGCATAAATTTATTGTCATACATACAATCATCTAAAAGCAAAAATGCACCACAGTTCGTTTTACCCGCACCTACTAGTCTCCTCTGACGATCCATAACACGTTCTATAGCTTCCCTGTCATAATCACCGTAGATGAATAGATCTGGAATATATTGCTGATAATAATGATTACCTTCCTCAGTCGCTGACAGTACGATCCCTGCTGGTAAATGTTTTTTATGCCACAGGATGTCTGTCACGAGTGTGGACTTACCTGTATTACGTTTACCGATAAACACAAGGACTTTGTCATCAGCCATTGTCGCGGGATTAAATTTTCTTAACCGCAAATCCATCTATAATACCGCCCCGTTTTATTTCATAAAATTTTACTCACGTGTAATAAGAATGGCAGGTCGTGTCCAACTTGCTGTCACGGGTATCCAGGATCAATGGCTTACTGGGGAACCGCAGTTCTCATATTTCGTAACATTGTTCAAGAGACATACACGCTTCTCTACAGAGTCGGTAGAAATGCCATTCACTGGTGATAATTCGTTTGGGAGTTCTGTAGAATGTCGGATACCAACTAACATCGGTGATCTCATACGGGGAATGATCTTGAAAGTTAAACTTGGAAACCTCACCCCTCATGAAACAGGAAGTGTCCCATCACATAGGTATTATTACAATATACCAGTGGGCAAGAGTATAATAAAGTACGCGGACCTGGTAATAGGTGGACAAATCATCGAGAGGCTTACTGGAGACTATATATACATGTATGATCAGTTACACAGTAACAAGGATGATGCAGATTCGGGTGGGTCACTCTATTTCATGAATGGCCACAATGAGACGTTGTCGGTCTCTGATAGTTATAATACGTTCTACGTCAATCTCCCCTTCTATTTTCACAGGAACCCGAGTTTGGCGGTTCCTATATGTGCACTCACGAAACAACTTGTAGAAGTTCGTATAACATTCAGGGACATAGATGACGACGTATCATTTAAGTACACAATACCATCAAGTGGACTTGTAACAAGGGAGAAAACAACTGAAGGTTCTATTAAAAGCGCCTCGCTCATAACTGATTTTTACTTCATCACGGAGGATGAGAAGAACTTTTTACTCACGCGTCCGATGGAATACGTAATTACACAATTACAAAAATCGACCATACAATTCAAACAAGGGGAACTCAAAAAATCTGTGTTGTTGAAATTCACAAATCCAGTGAAAGAACTCATGTTCCTTGCGAAGGAAGAGACTGGGAACAACTTCAATACAGAAGACCGTCTACTTAACACCTCAGCATCTGATCAGTCATTTTCGAGTGTTTTGAAAGGATTTACCATAGGTTCATCCACAAACACGAAACGATCGGATCATCGAACGATTAAGAATATAGACTTTCAGTGTAACGGTGCGACTGTCTTCGATCACAGTGGTCAGTACCTTGCCTATCAACAGGCACTTCGTCATCATACCGGATGCCCAGATCCCGCGTATGAATTCTATACGTATTCGTTCGCACTTAACCCAGAGGTGTATTACCCCACGGGACAGTTGAACATGAGCCGAATCATTCACAAAAAACTAGATATAGAACTCGATACTGTACCGACTGCTACATCAGGATCGACAGTAGTCGATAAGACACGTAATATAAATGTAGGTGTGTACGCACGTAGTTATAATGTATTACACATTGAAAGCGGCTTAGCTGGTTTAAAATTTTAACATCTAATAATAGAAATGGCGGGTCGGGTCCAGCTCGCCACAACGGGTACCCAGGATGTTTTTTTTACAGAAAATCCTGAGTATACGCATTTCATAAAACAATTCAGGAAGCATTCAAATTTTGCGATGTACGATGTAAAACATGATGTAAGGGGTGAAATCGCATACGGAGGTACACTAAAATGTACGATACCGGCTGGTTCGGGCGACTTGCTGAAAGGTGTGCGTGTGCATATCAATCTTCCAGCTGTGAGTGCCTATAGAGGGTATAATGAATCGATTGGACACGCCATAATCCAGTATGTGGATTTAGTGATAGGAGGACAGCTCATACAACGTATCCCCCGCGACTGGTTGCAGATCTACAGTGAGCATTATATCACACAGACAAAACAATCAGCGTTATCAAAACTAATCGGTAAATATCCGGATGATGATGTATCTGGTATGGCTGTAGAATACGGTGCCAATCCTATAAACGGATACCTGGGTAATGCGACGACCCCCACGAAGTATATTGTTGATATACCATTCTATTTTCACAACAACCCAGAATTAGCCATACCCTTGTGCGCATTGACAAAACAAGAATGTGAAATTGAAATCAAACTGAGTGACGTTACAGATTGTATTTATACTGGTCACCTCGCATTCGATGACGCATATAACCCAGACGGAACAACGTACAGTGTCACAGTGCAACAAGTTAATGGACTGAACAAGTACCACATTAATGGATTTGATAGACCTACTATTCGAATGAAACGAGGAAGTACATACTATTTCTCTATGAATCAGGGTACGGCATCTGTTCACCCTTTCAAAATTTCTACGACGAATGATGGAACACATATAGGAGGGGTTGAGTACACCACTCAACCCACTCTGACAGATATATTCGCAAACCCATACGTATATTCGTTCACCGTACCGATAGATGCTCCAGACTACTTATATTATTATTGTGAGCAGCACAGTGGGATGGGAGGTCAATTGAACATTATCGATCCGACGTTAGATAAATCTACTCTTAAAATTGATGATATATCCATACATACGGAACTTGTGCAATTGGACGAACCTGAACGAATTAAACTTCAATCGATTAAGCAAGATTACATCATCACACAATTGCAGCGGAACACGTTCCAAATTCCAGTGTCAACTGCAGAGGGGCGTGATGAAGAAAACTTTCGTCTTAGTTTTACAAATCCGGTCAAGGAACTCTATTTCGTCATAGCGAGAAAGAGTACACCCTCTAGATCATTTCATCCATTCGACTACGATCACCCTGATCAAATATACCCTCCTCCAGGGGAGCCTGATGTACGGTATACGAATTATGAAAATCTTATAAGCTTAGAAATGACACTCGATAACGAAGTCATCCTCGACAAAATCACAGGGAATGTCGTAAATATGCGTGCCGTACAGAGTGGCATTCATCACTCGAGAACACAATTGTTCAGAAGGTTTTACTCGTATAGTTTCGCACTCGAACCTGAACGTTGGTATCCGACCGGTCAGAAAAATTTCAGTATGATCAAAGACCAAAATGTAAGGATGACTTTGAACAATAACATACTTAATGAAAGAGAACTTAGAGTTTACGCACTCAGTAACAATATACTAAGAATACAAGATGGAATTGGACGACTTGTCTTCCCAAATGGCTCAATCGGCGATTGAGATTATTACACCTGTATTGGAAAGTGCGGTAGTGCTTTCAGGACATTACGCCAGGGCGTGTGGTCGCGACACAATCATGGCAAAAGACATGGAATATTGTATGAAATACTGCGCCATGCACACAGTAGGTGAGCAAATTGGGACATACTTCCCCGAAATTTACGACGATGTGAGCTCTAGTGAAAGTGATATGGAGATTGACGAGGAAGTGGATGAAAGTTTATTCGAACCATACTCAGGTGAAGATGAAACGTTCTTGAAGATAAACGATGCATATGACGCATGGGATGGGTGGAATCCGACCAATCCGTCAGAAACAATGATAAAAAATGCAATTGATAGTAATGGAAACATGCCCTGACTTGGAAGGGTGGACAGATTCTGAATACAAAGAATTTGAGTGTGATGACGAAACTGATGGAGATGATGATCAGGAGGATGGCGTTGTCAGGGGGTATAGTACTGATAAATACAAGAAAATCTTATTTATCGAAGAGTTGTTACCAGAATAAAATCTCTATATATTATAAAAATGTCCGCCGAAGTCGCTACCGATACACTCATCGCGATCTCCCGTGAGCTCGAAACACAATCCCTTAACTCTGTCGTTGCTGGGTTCTCCTTCGCCGCTGCCCTGTCGTGGATGGATCTTGTCAGGTGGTCCATCCACCAGGTCGTCAAGGTTCAGAAGAACGGTGGTATGAACTACGCCCTCACGGCGCTTTTCACCACCCTCCTCTCCGTGATCGTGTACATGGTGATCTCCCGTCTCTCGAAGCGTGTCAAGAAGCCCGTGGCTCCCGCATACGCTGTCACTCGCTAAATCTTCGTGGTCTCGTGAATATTAAGAAAAATACACCTGTCACGACTATCATAAATATATAGATAAACGCGTTCCACCTATTCGGATCCTCAAACTCCGGTATGCGCATAGGTGTGGGAAGCGAAAAATCCTTTTTCACGTTCGGAATGGTTTTTAACTTATCCGTCGTACACGTTACATTTAGCTTTAAAATATGATTGGCATTCCTAAAATCATATGGAATTAACCTGTTATTACTACTGTAAAAGAACTGTATACGTAACTTTGTTATGTTTTGTGAACCAGTATCGAAATTATGTTCGACAACGTCATCCTGTCCAGAGTAATTAATGACATCACCGCACATCAATATACGACCAGTGTAAAAGGGTGTATCCGAATAGATCGTCTTATTTAATTCCTCTGCACCACTACTGATTTTTATGATAAGAGCGTCGGGTCCCTGTAAATTAATACTACCCGTAATCAAAAGACCGGAAACCCCTCCTGTAGCTGATGTATTTGATCTCGCGTTATCGGGTGGCAACCCGATAATATCATGCGGGGTTGTATACCCACCCGTGGCGGGTGTATACCCATTCGTACCGTCATAAAACTTAAACGAAAATTCACTACCTGCAGCAGCCGATGATAGAGACTCTATAGATATTTCATTCTTATCCTTGTTATACGTAAATGATATAGGAGAATTCACGTACGCACCACCTAGTGCATCATTAACCTTCGTTTGTAATTCAGTCGCTAACGTTTTTCCGTTATAATTGCCAGGTGCTAACGTAACAGGTACCACTGTTTCTGGTGTAGTATGAACGACAAAATCAAACGTTTTGTTACGATCATTGATCAGTAATTGACTCGCGTGAATTCGAGCAGATGCGATGGAAATTTTATTAACATCGTAAATAGGGTTTTTAAGTTCTATCACATAATCACCAGGATTTGGGTATACAGTAGGGTCGCGTTCACCACTATCTATATCTAACGTGTATACGCTCATTAAAATATATGGATAATATTTTAATGGGTGTTGTTACTCGACTATTTATTTACATCATGTGCTGAGCGACTGGGTTGTTCTGAAGCTGTCTCTTCGCAACGCCTAAACTCTCATTCGTCGCATAAGGATTGGAATTACCCTTGTAAGCATTGAATTTGTAGTACTTATTGTTATTGTATTGCTGTGTCCAACCACCACTCATAGGTCCATAACGACCATCTACTCGCGTCGTGTCTGCACGTACAACGGTTGGCATACCACCCTGGTTTAGGGCACCCGCGCGAACGTTCATACGACCTGCGTTACCCATACGATTCGCCTTACCACGGCGATCATCGGGGCGGAAGCCATAACGATTTAATTCTTCAACCGTGTGTGTGGTACCGTACGTTCGCGCCTCACCTATCTGCACACCTGGAGACGCGAGGTATCCATGAGAAAATGTAGAAACACCTGGAGCAATCTGGTTATTGTACCTGTATTGTTCAACATTACCATCCTTCTTATTCCGCGTAGGATCCTGAGCCATCTTCATACCAGCTACGACACTTTTAGCACCCGAAAACCCGAGACCGTCATCACGCGAACCGGTCTGCGACCTATTCGTTAAGCGCTTACCGTTTACATGTTCACCCCGAACAACGTGACCATCAAAACCCTGAGACCTACCACCGGCGACGGGTCTGCGTTCAGGTAAGAATGCAGTCTTTTCTGGTCGGTTGTGAGCGATATCACCCATCTTCCCACGACGTCCACCGAATACGTCGTGTGCTGGCCCACTCCGACCGGGTAAAGTCGTAAGACGGTGGGCGCCTACATTCTCGGGGTTGACACGCACGAGCTGCTGAAAACCACCAGCGGCAGGTACTTCGGGACCGACGGCGATACCAGGACCTATGAGCTGCTTTTCGATAGGAGACATGTTATTCATGCGACCATTATCAAACATACGGTTACGCATATCAAGTACTTCAGTACCAGAAGTGCGTGTCTGTGGCGCGATATCACCGAAGTTTTCCCGTTCGATCTTCTGTGGTGGGAGATTGTCGAGACCAATTGGTCCCGGTGCGGCTATATCGGGCACCTCTTCCTGAATTAGAATAGGACGTTCTGAAGGTTTAGATTCAGGTTGGTACATTTCTGGTTTAGGGTCGCTTAATTTTTTACCCATGTAGGCTAATCCGGCAATAGCTATAATTGAGATAGGGTCTGCCATTCTTATTTGTTATAAATATTTTTATTGAGTGGGATATCTCTTCATAAACATATGATTTTGTGTATCCGCGCGCGTGCTCTCAGGTTCGTATGACATCGCACGAAGTGGAAGCTTACACTTCATATCTTGAAGAGGGAATAGGTTTTGTTCGTATGTTTTAGCCAGGATCTTGTTAAACTGACTGGTGGATTGGGGTCGCAGTTGATCGCTTGTCTCGATATACTGAGCTGGCGAACCCTTACCAGCCATATAAGGAGATGTCCCATACAACATTGTGTTAGGGCGACCCGAACTGTAATTAAGAGTGCTGGGCTGGGGATAAACGAATACCTCCTCAGTCGCGCATACGGGGGGTCGAGTGGGAGTTTCAACCAAATTCATACCGGGTTGGAGTTGGTACGCCATTTACTATTACATGAGAATATTTATCTATCTAAGCTGGACCATTTCCACCGCCAAACATACCGCTCCTCATATCTCCGCTGGAATCTAATCCCCCGAACGCTTCCAATTGCACACCCCGCGCATTAGGGTCACATGAACGGCTATCACTCCTACAAATCGAACCATTCTTTTCGCCATATAACCATTCCGCAAACGCGGTTTGGTCACCGGGAATAGATGTCACGGGCCCTGAAACGAATTGGCGGGCGTAAGCGTTTCGCTGAAATTCAGGCACAGGGGACCGAGATTTCTGGGGACCGTATGGAATAGTACCAGATAACATCTGATTAACATCACCTCGCACCGTGTTATAATCACACGCCGATGGGCGATCCGGACGACCGTCATAATCTGACATCAACACGTTCGCCATTGGATTATCGTATGTGGGTAATTGGCATGCAGTCTCATATCCTTCCTTCACAGCTAACGGCCGCGCCGTACCTTCCTTTATCATGTTGTTCATCTCCATAACGTACAACACACCTAGACATGTAGAACCCAAAATGAAAACACGTACGTCACGCCTGATAAGGTATAAAATACACGTCGCGTAAATAATGAAACGAGCTGTAGCATTCACTCGTTCCGCTGATGTATGAACTCTAGTTGGCCAGAATTCAATTACCTTATCAGCTCTGACAATTTGTTTTGGATCATCGAATAGCGATACCATTTATATTATACAGGTTTATTTTTTCATCATACCACCGAGAAGCCCCTGCATGGATTTCATGAGCTGAGCCTCATCAATATTCATTTCACCATCTTCATCCTGCATCTTATCAGCGCACTGCTTGGCTACCGTCTCGATCATACTGAGCGTCTCTGGTGGAATGGCGGTGATAGTCGTTCCGAGCATGTAAAGCGTCTGGATGTACTGCCAGATCGCACCGCGTGTACCTTCGGATGCCTTTGGCCAGCACTGCGCCAGGTTGATATCCTTCAGGAAATCAATCGTACCAGCCTGTTCGAGAAAGAACGTCTCATCCCTCGCATTAATCTTCTCTACATGAGGCGAGATGTTCGCCATAAATCCCTCTACGATCATCCTCCCATTCGCACCGCGCATGAGTTCGAATGCAGCCATGTATTTTTTTAATCCCTTTTCTTCTGGAAAGGCCGAATGCAATTCCGTAAGAAATTGTCCCATCATGTCGTTGAAGGCAGTAACGGAAGTCATTATATACAATACATGAGATAAATCTTTAAGTTAGTCAGAATGGTTCGGTTGAGATAGTTTCACGTTTACCGAGACCATTTGATATGATAAAATATACTAATATACCCACCAATGCAGCAGGTTTTGCATACGCACTTGTCGAAAGCGTTCCCTCATCATTAAGACGAGCTTTGCCGTGTATGTATAGTGCGGTTAATCCAGAGGCTATTAATGCGGCCGACGCAGGATCTCTAAGGTACTCGTCCATATTTAATAGCCAAGTTTTTTAGTTCGCGTTTCAGCGGCATCTGAAAATAGGTCTTCACCTTCATCCATATCCTGGGGAGGGGGGTTCATTGGTTTCGAAGTAATAGTCCTGAATTCATTTTGAAAGGGTGTAGATGGTTCTTCGCTCTCTATGAGTTCACCCTGGGGTTCGACAGTCTCGTCCATAGGAGAGGGCAACTCCTCATTCTCCATTTGAGGAGGCATATCTCCTTCCTCCATTGGCACCTGTGGTTGAGTTTCAGGGTCAGGTTGACCGTAATCATCGAGTTCGTCTATTTCATCCTGCTGCATATCAGCGTCTTCACCGTTGATATATTCTTCACCACTCGCAGACATGTACGTTTGTAAAATCTGCTGAACGGGGATTAGCTCTTTTACTGTGTTTTCAACGCATAGGGCGAACCTATCATACAGTGCATCATTCCGATTATGTTCGGACTGATTTTCGGTGAATACGTAAGGATCTTTGTAAAGATCTTTCGCGGCATTTTTGTAACATGTGTGAATAAACACTTCGTTGGTTGGTAGTTTAACCGCCATTTTCTTGCTATCCTGGCTCAAACGAACAGCTGATAATATTTTTACGGAACTGACAAACACGGCCGCGACCAAATCCTTGAACCACGCACACCTATCTGCGATGTTATCTGTGTGCTGCTTCGCCATCGTCTCACTCCATTCTGGTACATCTTTTAGCAATTTCTGGAACATGATGAGAACTTTGCGATTTTTTGATAACGTATGAGCCTCTTGATACATTGCATCAAACACGTCAATCATGACTGGACATATAAGAATAGACAGTTGCTCCATGTACTCACGTTTAGCTTCAACAAGAATGTTCAGGTTATCCATTATGAGTATACGAACTTTTATTATCTGCCGTTTTCCGCATTTCTCCTGTAACGATTAGCAGCCTTCTTCAAGTTCATCAGTGTCGGAAATTCATCTATTTCATTTTCATTCGTTCTGTGGGTTTTTGTCACTTTCCATGTTATCCGCAACTCAAAATCTCTTAATACATCCACGGTAAAACCAGCATTTTCCAATTGTCGTTTAATGTAATTAGTCGCCTGTAACCTATCATATGCTATGTATCCCACTAGAAATGAGGGAATTTCAGCATCGATGTATTTACGACCAGTTTCTACCGCGCGTCGGACTTTGCGTGTGATTTGTTTATAGATTTCAACGTATGTTTCCTTTTTCATACGGTTCCTCTTGTTGACAATTTGTGAAATCTCTTCGACGTTTATCATTAATAGTACTTGGACTAAATTTTAATTAAATCTAACTCACCTTGTTGGATAGTTTCGTACTCTATATACTCTGACCCTTCAATGGCACTCTCGAACGGTGTCTTGTTACTCGGTGGTTTTATATCCATTGGTTGCGACTGAACACCTATCACACGTAACTTACCTGATACGAGTATGATATTAGATGTAACAGAAAATCCGAATGGAAACCCTCCCATTTTCATGCACATGAACATGCATCGATACAGCATATGATTCTTATGTTTATGTTTATATTGACGAATACCCGTCGTTTCTATTATGTAATTGGGTATTCCAGTCTTTTCACGTATGTATTTATTGGTTGCAAGGACCATTTTTGAAATATTGTCACTGTTGACGTCAAGCGTTTTGACTTCTACATATTCAGACATGTTGGGTGTAGGGTCGTTTATGAGAACTTGATGAATTGGTATAGATGCACTTTTATTCTTGAAACCCTCTTTCCTGGTATCGAGTAATAACACCACCAATACGAGTAATAGTATTAGGTTGTACATTAATATATGTTACAAAAAAAGTGCGTTATCATTCATATTTTTTTTGATAAATTACATTAGATGTCTCTTCTGGTCTTCAGTCCGAAGTGTAAACACAGTATCGAAGTCATAGAATATATCAAGAAGCACAAAGAGTTACAACAAATTGTCCAATATCATAATGTCACTGTGGCGGGAATACCTCCAGAGTTCAGGACAAAAATAACACGCGTACCCACCATGTTGACGAAGAACGGTAAGATTTTAGTAGGACGTGAAATACATAACTGGCTCGAATCGCTTCTCCCGGTTCAGGAATTAGAAACGTGTGATTTTGGTTCAATTTTTTCTTCGACCCTTGACGGCGAACCCAACACTGACATGTTCGGTCTCGATGATTATGGAAAATCGCTTCAACCCGCTATGACACGCGAACTAGAAGAAAAAATAAGTCGCAAGGTTGAAGACGGAGCTTATAGTGATATAAAGAATTAATACGCGAATAATCGAGTATGAAACTGGTGACTGTGCAAGCCGCAGCCATCAAATCTACATTTGAAGTATTGAAGGATATATTAAACGATGTCAATTTGTATTTCAAGCCAGATGGCGTATACATCGTAACCCTGGATACTGCACGAGCATCTCTCATTGATATGTACCTTCCAGCGGAGAATTTCGAGGAATACGTATGCTCAGAGGAAGTTGATTGTGGTGTCAATATGACTAACATGTACAAACTCCTAAAAACGATCACCGTTAATGACGTTCTCGTGATATCCGTGGATTCTAAGGAATTCATGAATATCGAAATTCATAGCGAACAAAAGAAAACGTCTACCAAGTTTGCATTGAAGTTACTCGATATCAATGAAAATCAGATAGAGGTTCCCGAGATGCACATGACTATAAATACACCCATCCCGTCAGTGGATTTCCAGAGAATTTGTAGAGACATGTCGAATATTGGTGACGAGATTGAAATATCTAGAAGTGGAAAGGTATTACGTTTACTGTGCAGGGGTGATTTCGCTGACCAGGAAACGGAAATTCAATGTGTGGACGAGTGTCCGACCATGTCGGGTGCATATTCACTCCGATACATGAACATCTTCACGAAAGCGACGAGTATGTGTTCCACTGTGCAAATTATGCAAGAGGATCAGAACCGATTTCTGATTTTGAAATACAATGTCGCGAACTTAGGAGATTTGAAATTTTATCTGTCGACTAAGGTAATTGAAGATCAGTGAGATATCCCGTCGCTGTATCGACAGTTTTTAGCATACCAAAACAATTTTTAATTTTAATTTTAGGGTACATCGTTGCCATAAAACTCTCTTCATAATAAAACATATCACTTATTTTCATTTTCTCACCGTAAAAATCTGAATACGGACCGGAATACCGTCTGATTTTTTCGAGAACATCTTTCACTGGTTTATCGTTTGCGTCCAATAGCTGTGCACTCGACAATGGTATATGAAAACTCATCGTTTTCGCTTTTACGGGTGGCCATTTATATTCGTGTTTCGATGTCAGGAATTTATAAATCTTGTTGTTGTGCCAAAATTTAACTCGTATAATGAGTTTTTCGATTGCATCTGGTGGTTCCGGAATTTCATCATTCACGCCTACCTCCCCGAGATACGTTGTCGTACCTGGCTCAATTTGTTCACGTTCACGTTCCCAAAAAGGTTCATCAGTCTTATACTCTTTTGTATGATCGACAACATATTCTACGTATCGACTAACTACAGTGAAATCCGGTTTACTGAATAAAAAGTTCACAACGTTTTTAAATACATAGATTACGTTAATTAAAAGCGAGCTGAGTACTTTAATCATTGATATACATGGAAGGTAATTTTTTAAGTCGGTATAATAACCGAGTAGACGAATGGATGACAAAAATAGAGGATGATCCATGTAATAAACATATATACCAAGGTGAACTATCTGATTATATAGCCCGATGTATGCCATATATTCAACAGTACATGACAGACGATAAGAATATGGAAGTTAGTACGGACAACGCGTTTAATTGTAAAGTGACCACGGGATTGCAGAAGAAGGATATATACACGGACTATTTGATAGATGTCGAAAAGAAATCATTACCACGTGTCACAGAAAGAGTGGTGACAGATATATGTTCGAACTGTCCTGATAGTAACGTCGTGTATTACCATGACACGAGTGACATGGTATGTGACTCGTGTGGTATAATCGTGGACACGTTGATAAGTCAAGAACTCACGTACAGGGAAGAACAGGAGACGTCGGAAAAGGTGATTAATTATTCATATAAACGTGATAATCATTTCAATGAATGGTTGTCACAATTTCAGGCTCAAGAAATGACAACGATACCTAAGGAAGTAATAGAGCAATTGAGAAACGAATTCAAAAAGATCAAAATAAAAAGTGTGAACGAAATTACACACGCTAAAGTGAGGGGATTGTTGAAAAAATTGAAACTCAATAAATATTATGAACACGTACCATATATCTCAAATATTTTGAGTGGTATAAAACCACCCAACATGCCCGTGGAACTCGAAGAACAATTACGCATGATGTTTAAAGATATTCAAAAACCATTTGATAATAACTGTCCAGCGGAACGTAAAAACTTTCTGAGTTATTCTTTCGTACTCTATAAATTCTGTGAATTATTGAGTGAGGATACGTATCTTCAATACTTCCCCCTTCTAAAATCAAAAGAAAAGCTACATCAACAGGATATGATATGGAAAAAGATATGTACAGAATTGCATTGGGAATTTATACCCACGATTTAATCGATCGTAACACGGATTACCTCTGAATGAGCTCCAGCCGCCGGTGGAAAATTCACAAGATACGCTTCCTGTAAGTTTAATAGCTTTAGGTAATTCCGTGCTTGTGAAACCATCACATCTGTTATATTTTTTACTGTCTTCAATTCGACGACAGTCGTTCGATTGATGATGATATCCGCCCGTAAATTTCCAATTGTGTGTCCTTTGAATGTGATCGGTATTATACGCTCGGTCTCGTATGAAATACCATTCTCACGTAGAAGTACCTCTATGGCATTATGATAGACACGCTCACTGAAACCAGGCCCCAAGGTGTTGTATATTTCAGTTACGTATTCGTGTATCATATACATATACTACACACTCGTCTTTATACACTTAAAGAGTACACACGTATATAGAATGGGTGATCCCTCACCCACACATGTTATACATGAGGCTAGTCATTCAGCCAAATGCACCGTTCCTATAGCTCAGTTGGTTAGAGCGTGGTGCTTATAACGCCAAGGTCACGGGTTCGAGCCCCGTTTGGAACATTTTTTAGATAGATATCCTGTATCTAAAAAATGCGACATTTAAAGTTCTAAAAAAGCTGTATTTATATAAATGGCCGAACCTGTATACACTTTGAATTTATCAGAGGAGGCGGATGGAATGGTTCCAATTGATTCTAATTCTCGATCTACTGCATTCGTGGCAGAAGATCCTAAAAAAAATGTGAGTGATTATAAAGACGATATGGATTCCACTCCCATATCTGACGTTATGATGCAATCCCAGGAGCAATCTTTTGATTCACCCTTAATGGGTGCTGATCCTCGCGCTGTCCAGATGGCGCATCAGCAGGTTATGATGGCACCCCAACCCGCACAGGCTGCTACAGCTGTCAAGGAAAGTGTCAGTTCGGATAAGAAGAAAAAGAACCCATTCGACCTTACAGATGAGCAACTCGATGCATTGATTGTCATCGTAGCCACTGGTATATCTATCAGTAAACCGATTCAGGAAAAGCTCGCGGGTTCTGTCCCTAGGTTTTTGAATGCCCAGGGAAACCGGAGCCTGGTTGGCTTGGGATCCACGGGTCTAGTCGCCGCTGTAGTGTTCTATGTCGCCCGTAAATACTTTTAATACATGTCGAGTACACGTCCACCCGACAACACATACGCCGACCCTAATCCTAAGATTAACGCGATCATTGTCATGACCATGGGTAACCAAGCGGTCTTCATATCTTCACCATATTTCTCATATCCCTGCTTTAACTTTGACCATTTAATGCCCTCAGTTAATGTAACGAGAAATAACGAAGCCACTACGACTGTTATGATGACACTCCCAGTCGTTAAACTGACGATTAAGCTTGTATTCCCCAGATACCAAATAAGTACAGGTATTACGACAGTCAAATTCAACATATTCACGTAATAAGGCATTTTAATGCGAGTTGTAAAAGCACTGGCCATCACCGCAAACCATAAGAGTAACGATGTCAGTATCCTGGACGCAGCTGGCTGCCTGAGATTGAATTCAGTCATTTATAATTACGTAACATTATTTATCGACGATCCTTTTACCACAAAACGGGGTCGATTGATCTATGTTTTCGTATATACCTATACGAATCGCTTCATTTTTGAGTTCAGCATAATTATCCCAGTAATCTTTGCTATGAGAGTATTCACTAACAGTGCAATGTGCGAGTTCGTGTAAGAGTACGTGAAACACGTGATTAGATGTCCCGTCTATACATATTCCAATTTCATCTCCTTTATTAGAATTGTAGCCAACCCCTGACAAGAACGACCCTCTATATGCGACGATAGGTATCTCTTTGCGTAACCTCTTATATTTGTCATCGCTATTGGTTTTCAGATGCTCCCTGAGTGTTCTGTATTTTTCCCTAACTTCAATCAATACCGGATCTTCTTTGAAATTATAAAAAATGGCCAAATTAATTAACAGCAACACGATCACTGCTATCATTTCTATATACAAATATAAATTTACTGTAGAGTTCGGAGATGGGGTTTCCACATAACGGCTTCCATAATTTCATGGTAAATCCTGTATTTTCCAGATGTGTAATCAACATGTCCTTGTGTGCTAAAGGTTCCGATTTCGGACCATCTGCATAATATGGCGTATCCGCTAAATGTACAAATAATTTTTCACCGAAATCACCATTACTCGTACTCTTCAGTTTGAAAAAGTTCCCATGTGAATCCGAAAATGGGGTTTTAAACATTATCTGTTCAGAATCTGGAATGATACCCACAAATACTCCACCGGGTTTCATTCGTTTTTTAATTTCTCTGAGTGTATCCGAAAATAACTCACGTGTTTGAAAGATATAATGGAGTGCAAAATTGTAACACACGATATCATATTTTCTATTGGGACATGCACGAATGTCTCCGTGATAAAAATTTACACGCATTTTCATATTTTTAGCGCGGTCACGCGCTTCATTCAATGCATCTAAGCTTGGTTCACACATACTTATATTCGCACGGACTTTAGACCATTTTTGAAGGTCACCACCGAAACCACACCCGACATCGAGAATGCTGTCACCTGTTCGCGTTACACTTTCAATCAGTGAACGCTTCTCGTCATTGTGAAGTCGGCGTAACTCTTCCATGATAATAAAGATCGTGAAAACTTTAACTTAGGTTTACTAGCTTAAAGTATAGAGTTTTATATAGAACATAATGTCTCTAGAGCAGGATTATACGACCGTGCCCGGTCAGACTTTTGCATGCATGTCTGTGGTTGGCCCTGAAGCGCCTCAGAAGAATGACAAGTTCGGGGTTAAGTTCAGGGGTGCTTTTGCTACCCGCGATGAGGCCGCGAGCCACGCCAAGCGCCTTCAAAAGGAGGATGCGACGTTTGATATCTATGTCGTTGATATGTACAAGTGGCTTCTCATCCCACCCGACCCTTCCAAGATCGAAGATGCCCATTACACAAACGAAAAGCTAGAGGAGTTGATGTCTGGTTATAAGGAAAACCAGGCTATGGCGGCGAAGATGTTTTCAGAGCGTAAGCGTGATATGATGACTGCTAAGTCGGGTACCGATGGATACTTCAAGGCTGGAGACGAAAATTCTCAGTATTACAACAAACCTGATGAGCCTCCCATTAGCCATCCAGGTGAAATCATCGAGCGTCTGAAGCGCGAGAAGCCTGATGCGGCGATGGAGGACCTGGTAAAGGAAGCTGACGCGATTGTCGCCGTAGAGATTGAAGAGCGACGCAAGCAGAGGGAGGCGGATATGGCTATCGCCGAAGGAGACGAGACTGAGGAGGTCGAAGAGAAAAACACCTAAAAATCAAAAAAATAACCATACATTTCATATTATTAAAATCTACCCTTTTAATAATACGATGAATGTCGAGTATATTTCTGTCTTTAAGAAGACGAATCATAATTTACCTATTACGGACATAGATGAGATAGATGATAAAAATAATTTGGCATCTGAAATAATTAATGAAGGGGTTATCCGTCCAGTAATTACCAGTAGAACGATCGTCGATTCTAAAGATCCTGTTAATGATTATGCTCCATTTTCACCCGTGGCGAAGGATAACTGGTTGCATAGTTTTTCCCATAAAGAAACCTAATATGAAAGCTACGAATATCACGATGTACGCGACTTTATCGAGAGACGCTAGTATGTCATTGGGTTTGAACGTTTCGTTCATGTGTGGAGGGGGTGGTATATATTGTGGATGGAGAGGGGGTTGAAAATAATACGGTTGATCTTCATCTGGCTGCTGTAAATGATTTTGTATGGGTTCACTGTCATCTCGTTCAGGTTCTTTATCCAGTACTTGCGAATTGTATTCAATAGGATTTCCAAGTTCTGTTTCCATATACATAGTATTAATTCTATCTTTTAAGCTTCGTTTTCCTCACCACTTTCTTCATCAGTATCATCTACTATGAAATCCTTTAAATTTCCATTCTCATCCTCATCACTGTCATCACATTCATCTTCACTCTCGGTCTCACACAGGTCATCATCAGAAATTTCATAATCCGTGTCATATTCGTCATCATCGAAATCATCATCACAAGCTTCTTCTGTGGGCTTCATACGCGTGGGTGCTTTAGATACTCGTCCGGACCGAGTTTTCACAGTAATTGTACTCATATAGAAGGTTTAAGTGATTTCTTTTTAAATATATTTAGGTGTGAACTTGATCCCTTGATTAAGCGCTTCTCTCATCAGTAATTGTTCAAATTCGTAACCTAAACGGTATGAAATATCGCCTATATCGTTCATTACTTCACCGTCCATCGTAGACAGGTAAAGGGGTATATCATTCAGAACCCGTAAAGCTTTCTCAAGATACACCTGAGACATTTCAACACTTGTCCTGTATTCCTTCGCTATCTGTATTAACGCCATGAATGTATTATATGTAACTTCATGTATACCAGAATATTTATGTGTTTCTTTGATAATGGCGTCTATTTGATTTAAAGATGTATCCAGACGTGTAATCTTCGATAAAATATACGCGAACACTCCAATGAGTACAATGATCATCATCTATAATAGTCTAACTATTTTATCTGACAGTTTATGCTCACGAGATTTACATGCACATGTTTGTACAATCTTGTCACGTGAAATTTTAAATTGAACATTTGGTTTGTTACACGTTTTACATTTCAAATCCGTGTTTACCCAGTGTACGTTTTTACCCTTCTTAGAAATACTTTTCACAGCGATTTCGGCATCTCTTACCATGTGTTTGCTTATGAAGATTTGTAAGAGTGTACTTGTTTCAACTGGATCTGATTTTTTTTCTACTGGACACGGCATGCATGTATTTTGAGGTGTTGAAAATGTGGATGGTGTATATCCATTTGGGTAGAGTTTTTCGAATATCTTATCCGGTAGTGCGTGTTTTCGACCATAGAAATCTCTGCAAAACCCATATCTACGCCCTTTCATCGTTTCACATGTACAAAAACACCTCTGTATAATAGTACGCCCTTCTATACGAAACCATATATGATTAGACCCGTGATCTCTCTGAAGATTTTCACAATATTTGGATGTCGTTGATACGAGATACGAATTTTTGTTACTGAATATTTTTGTGACGAGTGCACGTCCTTGACCATCCATGTTTTTTTGAATAAACGTTTCAATATCTCTAGTCACTACTTCATTCTGAAAAATATTCTTTGTCTCGCTCGGTGTAAACGATCCCTCGTCACGTTTTGATCCTTCGACGACCACGACTTCCGTATTCTCAGTTCTGAGTGTCGCCATATGCATAATCTCCACATTCGGCTCCCGCTCGAAAACATTAATAAGTTTACCATTTTCATGTGTATATTTGAGTACAGGTATGTACGCTCCCTGATATTCACCCTTCACGTATTTATGCGCCCACGGCATTCTAAAACCACTTCCCTTCACGTTCCGTTTTCCACCCCCATACACAGCGGTATCGACGATTTCGTCCCATGGTTTTCCCGGGAACATCAGCGACAGTGACGATACTATATGAGAATGCAATGCCATAGCAGACCCATGATCAACTACGAACCCTGGCCAGTTCATATGAATTCCATATTTGATCATATCACCACATGGTTTTGGCTCTGCGACCGAAACAAGAACATCTTTTCCACCGAAATGTGTTACACGGTCGCATATCGTCTGTGTATACTCCTTCAATCGGTCAAATGGAATGTCTTCGACATCTTTGTAATCCAAATCGACAAAAAAGTTGTACGTATCCGACTTTTGTTCGACGACACACACCTTCTCACCCGATTTTACAGCCTTGACATATTCGTCATAAAATTCATTCAATCTATCATAAGGAACAGATAGACGGCCACCGTCCATGAGCACATGTGATAGATTGGAGCTATTCGAAAACCCCTGTTTTCGGCACCATGATCTAAACATACTTATTCGTACATCGTGTTATTTTTTTAATACTCTTCTTCATGCCAAATTGAGGTCCTGCATGATACGTCTCTAAACTCTTCTTCACTATTCGACAATTCTTTTTTAAGAACTAAAAGTTCATATACGGTTTTAACCTTTACATCTTCGATGTATGTATCTGCCCGTGTTTCACTGTATGACTTGTGATCCATTAAAATATCTTTAATCTGACGGAGAATGTAGTTCTTGGACTTCATTATTTTATAGAAAATGTTTTTCTATTGAGAGAAGTGATGCATGCGTAAAACTCTGGGTTCTCGACCACATTATGTATGATTCGTTCCCATCGTCTTCGAGAATTAAATTCTGGTAACGTATCGAAACTCATGAAATCATTTTCATCGTATGTACGTTTCACATGAATTTTTTTCGTATACATTTTGTATTTCTCATCGTTAAACCTTCTCACAAGTTCGTGCTGTTCATTACTCGAATAATTTACGAAAAATATAAACACCGTGTACTCGAGTTCTATAGTAGGACTTTCTTTTACGTTAAATGTAAAACTCGTATACTCCCCATTTTTAAGTGAAACAACACCACGTGTTTCTTCTTCCAACTCCCTCAACGCTGTGCGTATAGGTGTAAATATTTCCCTTCTTCTACACCCCCCTGTCACAAAAATCCACTCTTTAAAACGTTTATCTCGCACGGTAAGAAACCGTGGAGTATCACCAACGAAAGTCACTGGTATTGCTATGGCTTTATGTTTTTTCATTGCTCATTAGCTTCTATAATCCCCTGATAAGTTTATTCCGAAGAAATGTTCACGGGAGATTTACCTCGTGTAGTGCGTTTGGGTTTGGGAGGCTCTTGTACAACAACGGGCTCGGGTTCAGGTTCAGGCTCAGGCTCGGGTTCAGGCATTTCTTCTGTTACAGGTGCATATACCATCTGAGGCATTTGGACATCGTGCGCCTCTTCCTGAACCCGGTCCAGAAAAGTCTTGATTTTGGTGATGTCGTCTTTCGACTGACGCAATTCGTTATACATGTAAAGAGACGCCGCGACGCAAACGACGACTGCAGCCAAAATAGCAGTTTCGCGATCAAAAGAAAACATTGTGGTTTACTTACACGTTTTGTTTTTAAGTAGATACAATTACACCCATTTTAGATCTTTCACCTTCTGGGCACTGATACCCTGGTTGTGCAAATTGTATTTCCTGGTAGTGACCATCCTTACATTCTGCGTTCTGAATGGGAATATATTTATTGAGCGTTCCGGATTTAGGATCGTAGGTGATCATAAAAACGAAAAAGAGGAGAAAGAGAAGCCCCCACATTTGTTATTATAAGGGATTTAATTAGAGTACATAAGACCAGCCATACCATTTTCAATGCGGAGGATGTTGTAGTTAACACCGTACATGTCAGTGTTGAACGAACCAGCATCAGTTACGAGACGAGCCGAGTCAACACGACTGAAGTTGAGTGTACCAGTGGGCTGGAGCTTGCATGTGTCAAGGCAGAACGGGTACATGAAATGGTTCGCGGCACTGCTATCCATGGTCGTGAACGATGTGTGGTAATACAGTGAGGCGGATGTGTAGTGAGGCTGCGCCTTCTTCGCATCGCCAACATCCGTGCCGTTGATCTGGAGCTTGACGCTGCCACTGGCTACGCCTACACCACCTGACTTGTACGTCGCGATGAACTTGATAGGGTGGTTGTAGTTAAGCTCTTGCATCAAACCACCAGAAGCGATCGACTGCTGTGTCTGTGTGATCAGCATGTTCTGGGGGGCCGACGAAAGCGCTGTGCGCTCATCGGTATCCAGGTAAAGAAACTGTGCGTGTACCTCGTAATCGGTCACGGGGAGTGTACCCCACGAAATACGGATCTCGACATCGTGGTACTGAAGCGCCACGAGAGGAAGCGCCGACTGAGCATTCTCACAGAACGAGAAGCGCAGGGGGTAGAACCCAGCATCATCAGCCGTGGCGGCCGAGAGAGACTTGGAATACGACTGACAAAGTGTCACGGGAGCAATTTCCTGAGAGAACTCAGACGTTTGTGTGTCGATGACCTGACCACCGATCAGTAGCTCAACCTTCTTAATCTCATTCTTCCAGTTGGCCCGTGTCAACGTGTTACGGGGGGATCGGTTAGAGATGTACACGTAACCGAGCATATCACCCTTGCGCTCGAAACGCACAGTGGACATACCATTCGTAGAGGGGTTACCCTGGATAACCTGCTTTTCGACAGTTTGGGCAAAGTTTGTGTGACGCTTGTACGTCGAACGGAAAAAAGATACTTCGGGATTACCAACGATGTGGGCATCCTGAGCACCCACGGCAACGAGTTGGGCGATACCACCAGACATTTATATTATACTATGTTTTTATTTTTAAGTATCAGAATAGAGGCGTTCCGGGATTGATCGATTCGGTCAGAAGAAGCGATAGAATTCCGATCATCGCGAGACGTCCGTTGAGCAGTTCGGTCTCGGGCTTCCAGGGACCCTGAACATAGCCCTCATCACCGGGGTTCGCGGCGGTACCGAGAAAGGTGAGCGCAGTTACGGCAACGGTAAGACCGATGTGTTCCTGGAACTGCGTACTGAGGGAGTGACCCGTCACAAGTTCATCGACGAGCGCAGACGTAAACCCGATCATAGCCGCGCGACCATTAACACGCTCCGCCATGGAAAGGTAATCATTCGGGCGATCAATCTTCGTGAGAGGCGTTCCTCTGGACGCACGGGTCTTGATGGACCTGGTCCTGGACCGAGGCGCGGGCTTTACGGTAACGATAGGCTTGAGGGCAGCAATGCAGGACATTGTACTTTCTATACGTGGCAAATCTTTATGTTCAACGCACTTCTAGTTTTTGTACACGTGTAATCAAGGATAGGACGAGTGCTTCGAGGTTCTTTGTTTTGACCTTTTCGGCTTGAAGTTGTCGGTCGACTTCTTGAAGGGCTGAGGTCGCTATAGTCCATAGGTAATCCTTGTTGAGGCGGTGAAAGTCTTGAACCACCTGTCCAAACACGAACACATCTTCCCCAGTGATATCCGTATCCACACGGATGGTGTGTTCGTCAACGACTTCGACGATAGTCAAGTCCTTGCGTTTAGTGCCTCCCTCGTACACGACGAGCGTATTGCTCGTGGCATCCAGGTTGGATGTGTGAAAGTTCGTGAAGGTGATGGTATTCGCAGAGACCTCTGCCGTCTGGTAGATGTTTGGAATGACCCCGTCAGCCACAGAGACGGCTTGTGGAACAACCTCCTTGACCTCTTGTGCGATGAAACCGATAACGGTCGAAGAGCCTCTTCCCACCTTGTCGACATACTCGTAGTATTTCGGTTGAAGTTGCCTGAGCTGATTGAGAGCTGTCGTGTCGTGTATGTCTACGATGTTGCTCTTGATGCGTTTATCACTAGTGGCGACAAAGCTCATGGCACGGATAGCATTATCACTCTCAATACTAAAATTCATATTGTTCGGGTCGCTATCTATACCATCTTTCCCATAATCACGGTAGGCGGAACTGTAATTAACAGTAGCCTCTACACCTTCAACACGCAACCCACCCATGAAATATGAAAGAGATTGAGCTCGAAAACCCCCGTTCACATCCAACTTATATCCAGGACTGGCTGCCCCGATACCGACATTTCCATTATTCTTGATACGCATCCGTTCTGTTTGATTGTCTTTTAACGCAAAGTTGCTCGTGTTGCTGTGAACAGATGACGAATACCATATCTGGTCGCCGTACGACCTATACACCATGCCGTTGTTCGTATCATTACCGATTTCACTTGTTCTGTAAGTCCCGTCTTGAATGAACAAGAGTGTTGGATTATCACTTTCACCAGAGTTGTTTGTGTCTGCTTGGATGACGACCACACAATCTCCAGCCCCACCACTTACATGAAGTTTGCCTAACGGACTTGTCGTGTTAATGCCGACATTACCGTCATCCTTGATACGCATCAAAAGAGTACCTCCGTTCGAGTACGAGTTGGTTCTAAAGTCGATCACCTTTCCAGTCGAGTTTCCGTTCGCATCACAACATACATTTACACTCCCTAAACTTACCAGAGATAAGCTGTCCGCTGAAGAGTACTTGTTGCCCACAATGACATGGGCAGCATTACTCACATCAACAGCAAACCTGGAGTTGTCTGAGACCTCAAACTTATTATCAGGACTGTTTATCCCGATACCGACGTTCCCCGTAGACCTGTAAATATCACTTCCACTTAAAGTGAAATAATTCGTTCCGTTCGTTCCGTTCGTTCCGTTCGTTCCGTTCGTTCCGTTCGTTCCGTTCGTTCCGTTCGTTCCGTTCGTTCCGTTCGTCCCGTCCGCTCCGTCAGCCCCCCTCGGAACTGTAAAATTAAAAACCGCAGCAGAAGAAGATCCACTATTCGTAACGGAACCACTCGAACCAGCCACCCCAGTTGTCGTGGTACCGATCGCAACCGTTGCGGCAGGTCCCTGAATTCCCTGGTCACCTTTTGGAATCGTAAACTCGAGGTTCGCAGCTGTCGAAGTTCCCGTATTCGCGACACTCGCAGATGACCCCGCGGCTCCGGTTGTCGTGGTACCTATCGCGACCGTTCCAGCGGGACCGATATCACCTTGAATACCTTGAATACCCTGAATACCCTGGTCACCTTTTGGAACGGTAAACTCGAGGTTCGCAGCCGTTGAAGTTCCAGTATTCGTAACACTCGCAGATGACCCCGCGGCTCCGGTTGTCGTGGTACCTATCGCGACCGTTCCAGCAGGACCTGTAGCACCTGTAGCACCTGTATCACCTCTCGGTATGGTAAAATCAAACGACGCAGCCGACGAAGACCCCGTGTTTGTGACACTCGCATTGGTTCCAGCAGCTCCAGTTGTCGTCGTACCGGCAGCGACAGTCGCAGCTGTTCCCGTATCACCCTGAATACCCTGAATACCTTGAATACCCTGGTCACCTTTTGGAATGGTAAAATCAAAAACAGCCGCGGAAGTCGTTCCCGTATTCGTAACACTCGCGGATGATCCGGCAGCTCCGGTTGTCGTCGTACCAGTCGCGACCGTGGCAGCTGCACCCGTTGCACCGACATCACCCCGTGGAATCACGAATTTAAACTCTGCGGCCGTGGGTGTTCCCTCATTCGTGACAATCGCGTCGGTTCCGGGTAGACCCGTATCTGTACTGTGGACAGCGAGTGACCCGACGGGGGCATTCACTAAAAGTGACCCGTCGCCTTCGAACGACGCAGCCTTGATGCGTCCGGGTGTTTCGTTTATTTCAATTTGCGAACCTACACGTAAATCGGTATCCACGTACGCGTTACTGTTTACGTGTAAACCGGCATGTGGATCATTCGTGA